ATACGAACTTCCATTCGCTGAATTACTAAGAGTAATTGCATTTGTTGGAGTTGTTATTGTATTAGATAAATTAAGAATACCGCTTTTAGTTTGATTTCCAGTTGTTAAAACTGCTCCCGATAATGATGTTAAATAAGTAGCATCTGCATATCCTTTGTCTATTAATGTTCTTGCGTCATAACTTGCTGATAAATCAGTGGCGTACTTAGCAGGAACTGTTGATTGCAATCTTGTTCTTGAAATTCTAAATATACCTGAGGTAATTCCATTACCTATAGCATTACCTATGTTAAAAGAGTGTTCCGCATTAGCTACTCCTGAAACTTCAGTACTTCCTGCTATGTAAGAATTGCCAAAGTAATTTGTTGAACTATATAAAAATGCTTGACTAATTTGTGGATTTCCTAAAGTAAAACTAAAGCTAGCTTGTAATCTTTGCATATATAAGTTCTGAGAACCTAATGTTGCATATTGATTTGGAGCTTGACTATTGGTTACAGTTACAGAACCTTCTGTATCTGTAGCAGATATAGTAACTTTGTCAAGACCATTTGGGCTTTTAACTCTAAATACTTTTCCTAATTCTAATTTCGTAATTACATCTCCAATATTGTTATTCTGAATGTTGTCCCCCGTCTTTGTCCAATAATTACTAGCTGATGTTAGGTACGTATTTGAATCAACAGTACCATCTGCTTTTAGGAACTCAGTAGATAGTCCACCTGTTTTTTTAAATGAATTGGCCTCAATATTATTATCAGTTATACGCCCAACATCTGTAACTTGTTGTAAATTTGGTATATTTGTATTGGTTGGAGACTGAGATAAAGTAGTTGTTATTTTTGCCATTATACTGTTTCTATTAAATATTCTACAAGAACTTTACTCCCAGCTTTTACTGTAAAAGTTATTGGAGTTTGATTAAGCGTAGTAACTTCTATATTTTGCGTCATTCCAGAAGGAAATGTAAATGTATTATATATAATAGTTCCAGATACAACTATAATTGTTATTGAATGAAATGTGTTTATCGGATAGGTTACAACCTGATCTGTTATAGGTTCATATGTATTTGTAACTAATGTATTGTAATTAGGCCCACCATTTGCACATGTATTTATAGCAGACACTAAATCTACTAATTTTCTTAAATCTGAATTTAATATCTTTTTACAATCTTGAAAAGCAATAAGAAGTTCATTTATATTTTGATTTATTTCGTTACATTCTATTACTGCCATTTGTATTTATTTTAAATTACTATATCTATTTTTATTAATGAAGCTGTGCCAGTCCCAATACCAACTCCACTTGCTGTAAAATATAATCCTACAGTATTCGCAGAAGCGCCTATTAATGTAAAGTTTGTATCTCCTATTGTTGATATTTTATATTCAACGCCAACAATAAATGAACCTGAATTTACACTTGTTTGATTAACAAATAAACTTCCTTTAGATAAACCATCAGCTACAGCTGCGTTTTTTGAAGCATAAATTGGTAGCGTGGCTATAACTTGAGATGCAATTTCATTTATTGAATTACCTACTAATATAGTTTCTGTATTCAACAATGTACTAGGATTTCCTCCTATAGAACAAAAACTCATGTCTACGTTTTGAGGAGTAGTATTATCTGTTTTTACAAACAAAGAGTTTAACTGTAAAGAATTAGTAGAAACCTTAGTTAAAGATATATCGTTTAATGCAGTTGCTGATTTATTATATAAAAAATTATTACAAACTCCTAAAAAATTAGTATTACTAAATGTTATAGCTATATTAAATCCATTTAGTTCTTCTGTTACAGTTATGTTTTGAGTAACTGTAGCTACAGAATCTGCTCTAACAGCCACTTCTGAATCATATATTTCAAGGCTACCACCTTTTAAATCAAATAAAGGAGTTGCACTATTCATTAATAAATCTATTGGACTACAATATTCAAAATTTATATTTTTAAATATATTAGCAGAAGAACCTCCTTGCATTATAAAAGGAGAATTATATGATATTAATCTTACATTTTCTGCATAAAAATTAGCTGAATTTGGATTTACATAACCTACTGTTGAAGTATAGTTTGATTCAAATGTGCATTTTGTAGATGCTGAAACTATAGAATCTGAAAAATTTAAAATAGTTCCAGTTCCTTTTAATCTTAATATTTTTCCATAACTACTATATATTCCAGTAGTTCCGCTATTTTTAAATCCTTTTTTAATTAATGTTATTCTAGAACCTTCATTTAAAACTATTGTAGAGTCTATTGTATTTAATACATTCATAGAATCGTAGTCTATTAAATAATCCCCTACTGAAGGATTTGAACTAATCACAGCGCCAGCTTCTAACTCAAATACTAATCTATTATAATTAATATTTCCAGTAAAGATATAGTCAGTAGACGCTCTTTGTATAAAGACTGTTGAACCAGTATATTGTGGAGCAACATTAGTTCCACTACCTTTAAAAGCTAATAAACCAGCTTCTATTGTTTTAAATGGTTTTGCAATAGTTCCTAGCTCTTCTGTTCCTGTATAGTCTTTATTAACTATAAATCTTGGAATACTAGTATCTGTTTCAACTGGATTTTCAATAACTACATCATCTCCAACTATACTTACATCTAATGTTGAAGATTTTATTTTTCTAACTCTTGTGGTTATATCATTTGTATTTTCAATAACATCTTTTACTATAGAAGATCCAGTTCCTACATTTTCTACTTTAATACTTTTTAAATTAAATTGCGTATTATACCCTGAAGCAGTAGAGTCTTTATATACTCCAGCACCAGTTCCAACATCAACTATCGAATAGGTATTAACATCATAATATCTAAAAAAGTTATATACTTTATTAGAGTATGTTATACCAAAAGCAACTATATTATTTGAATATGTAAAATTAGTAGGCATTAAGCCTTGCTCAACTCCAACAACTTCTCTCCACTCATATCTAGTTCCTTCATCTATGCAATAAAATACAGAACCTTTTACGTATGTATATGCAAGATTATTAGCTACTCCTAAATTAATAAGAGTAGCTTCATTTTGAATATATTGTTTTACATCGAGCGGTATTTGTGTAGTTATTTTTAATCCTAAAGGTATATTTGAACTATCTGCCATTACGTAAGTTTGTTTATTTTGAATAAAATATCGCCATGTGAGTAAATATTAGTCGATACATATAATGTTGTGTTTATACTGTTTATAAATGTTTTTGTAAATCCAGACGTAACATCTATTCCTAGAGAATTTAATATTTTAAAGGTAGACGTTGTCTTTGTATCTGTAATAGCAAAACATATTCTTCCTATTGATGTATATGGTATAGTTTTACCTGCATCAAAATTAGTAAAAGTATCACTAGATTTTGATTTTAAAAATCCAGTATCATCAACTTTTAATACTACATCAGCATTTGTCGTATAATAACTATCTTCTTGCCAATAAAATATTTTTTCATTAACTGGATAGGTATTGCAATCTAAAAATTCAGCCTGAATAAATACTGATTTTGGACTCTTTTTATCTTGAGGTAAAACCATCGGCATACAAGTATTTTTAGATGTTGTTAGTATTCTGTTATACAGAGTTGTTAACGTCCTTCTATTAGGTTGCGACAAAGTTGTATAACACGCTCCTAAGAGCTTATATATAGCTTCTAGTATGTAAGGGTCGTTTGAATTTAGTTTGCCTGTTAAACGAGCTTTTCTAGTAGTTTTTTCAAGAGATCCAATTATTACTGAAACATGTCCTTTTTCATTTATTTCTACCATTTTTATTAAGCTTGTATATATCCACTACAAGTAGAACAATCTATAGGAATGCAATCAGTACAAGGTGTAAGTGTACAAAGTTTTTGTAGCTTAGTAACCATTTGAGATGCTTGAGTATAGTATCCTATTTGTAATGCTTTGATAACACTATCTATTAACATGTTAATAGTTATTACCATTTGATTAGATTTATTTTTATCACAATCTACGCAGTTAGTTATTTCTAATTCTAGAAGAAAACTAAGTAAGCAGTAGTAATATGGTGTTAAATTGTAAGTAACTCCAGTTACTGGAGATTGACAGTCCTGACATCCAGGAACATCTACATATGTGCTTTCAACTTCCATGTATATTATATCTTTAAATATAGTTAGTCCTACATCAGCAGCATCTATAATTAAAGTTTCTTTTTCATTTACTTTTACAAGGTATGGCGCTAAATCAATAGCTAAGGAATAATCCTTGTAATCTAGCATTGTCCATACTAAAATAGAAGAAATCTTATATGTAAGTTCTGTATGAACTTCGATAGCTAGTTGAGTGCCATTTGTTATTATTTCAAAGTTGTCGATAACTATCGCCATATTGTTATATTTAGATTATTATTTGAGTATTTCATATTTGTGCAAAAAAAAAGGAAAGAAGATTTATTCTTCTTCCCTTTTAGGTATTATTTATTTAATTATTATACTACAGCTAAGTCAGCCGGAACAGAAGCTCTAGAGCCTATAGATGTACGTAGATTTGCAAGAACTGTATTAGTAGCAGCATTGTTAGCTACAACATTAGTTACTTTATCTACAAGTATTGTAAGCACTTTATATTGACGCTCAACAGAAGTTTGCTTTCTAGTTGAATAATATACAATTTGAATTGTGTTATAGAAACCAGTTGCAGATGCATAATATGGAGTTGCAAAGTCTGCAGGATAACCTGTTTGACGATAAACTTCATATTTCATTCCTTTAACAAACCATTCAAAGTTTACTGCAAATTTACCAGTTCCTGATCCAGGAGAGGCTTGAGTAGTAACTACAGGTACAACAAGACCGCTATTTGTAGCAGGCTGAGTAGTATCATAAGCATTTAAGAATGATTTACCAAGAACATCAAATTCAATTTGTTTTCCAATGATTTTTCCAGGAACAACTTTTTGAACTTGGCTAGTAATTGTAAACGTAGCAGCTCCAGTAGAAACAACTGTTAATTCAAAGTTACCTCTTTTGATAAGGTTTTTTTGCAAAGACAATAACAAACCGTCTTTAATAGCGGTTGTAGTTTCTGCAGATACTCCAGTTACATAGAAACCTTGGATAATTGCAAAGTTTTCAGGAGATAAAGATCCACCGTCATTGTACAACCTAACTTCGATTTCATAAGTAGTAGCAGCAGTAGCTGTACCAACTGTAACAGTAACTAATTTTTGAACTTCAGCAGCATACTCTTTAAGAGTAATTTTTTCAACTAAAGCAGGATCGATGATATCTGAAAATTCATAATCTAATCCTTTAGCTGAACTTCCGCTAGTTTTTTGTAGATATTTAAATGGAAGTCCATCAGCAATAGCTACACCACTTTCAGATACAGCTTTAATTTCTTTGTCAGAAGCTGTTGCAATAAAAGTTTTTGCAGTAGTCTCAGTAGCAACTGCGTTACCTATAATTAATTCACCAACTTGATTTGGTCCGTACATATTTTATGTTTTATTTATTATTATTCGTTTCTTTGGTCTAACTGAACTTTTGTTTCTAGTCCAGAAGGTTTGTAATCTCTTAATGCTAATTGTACTGCTCTGTCAATAATTTCTCTTTGAAACTCTTCTGATAGTATGCAAGTCTGCATAGCTGTAACTCCATCAACGCTTAATCCTTCTCCAGGAAAAGTTGTTGCTAGATTAGACAATATAATTGGTGGAGGATACATTATATATCTTAAATGGTATTCTGATATTATGTAAGGGCTTACAAGCTCTACAACTCTATCAGATCCTATCTTAGCTATATCCATTCTCCACACAGTTGAACTGTCTGGTTTTTTAAAAGGATTACTTATTTGTATTGCAAACTCATCGTGCGTTTTTACAACAACATTTAGTATGTTCTTATCGTAACAATCTGTTGTTGATATTTTAGCGTTTTCGTAAACAATAAGAAAGACATCATTAGGTATCTTGAAAAATTTTGAATCAGAATGTATTTTAGATGTTGAAGCTACAATTTGTGTAGACTTGTAATCTTTGACAAGCTCTTTCAAATCAACTCTTCTTTTTTCTGAATTCTCAAATCCTTCTCTATACTTATTTCCGTCTGGATTATAATTATTTTTAACTAATTCTAATTGTGCCTTTGTAAGATAAACAGATAATTCATAATCATCAATGTTTGGAGCAGACATAGTCGCAATTGCATTATAATGAATTTGAAATTCGTTTCTTATCTCGCTTGTAGTCATAATTATTTTTTATTACCAAGAATTTTAGCTTCTATAAAAGATCTAACGTCTTGATGTTTTGGATTATCTATATAAGCAATAGCATTCTCAAATGTTGGTATTTGACTATTTTCACATAAATCTAAACCGTCATTAGTTGAATATTTATTACCAGTTTTAATAATAACTCCTTTATCTATAGCGTCGTTAATTAAAAATTTAGTTTCCAAAGTTTTATCTTTCATTAACAAAACAAAAGAACCTGGCTTTTCATCTATAAACTCTTCTACTTTTGTCTGAACCCATCTTAATGTGGTTTCTTTAGATATTGGTTTATTAGTAAGTATCGCTAAAATTTTTATTAATTTTTCTTTATCATCTTCAATTTTACCATAAAGTTTAAAGGCTTCTTTTTTATTGTCAAAACCAGCTTTCTTTTCAGTAAGTTCTTCGTCTGCAGAAGTTATTACAAATTGATATGTTTGTTTTAAATTTCTATCAGCCCAAGTTGGAGCGATATCGTTTTTTAAATATGTAAGAATCTTATATGATATATAATCAATTGGATTATTTAAATTTAAAAGATTGTCATCTTTATATAATGAAACTTGATGGTCATACCAAAAATCTCCATATACTGATAAATCTAAACCAGTCAAAGCTTCTAAATATTCTTTTTCATCCTTAGTCAATACATTGGCTATAGAATTGTTTTTTAGTAATGGAGCTTGAAATTTCTTCACTGAACCATTAAGCATCCCTCCAGATATAACGTGATCTTCACCAACGTTAGATGCCATACCTTTTTTTCTTTTAATATACTTTACCGTGATAGTTGTATCAGGTAATGTAAATTTACTTTCTTTTACTTCCATTATAATTCTCCCTTTAGTTTAAAAAAAAGGGGTTGTATTTGTAGCACAACCCCAATAAGCTATTATTTAATATTATCCTAGTAATGCAGGAATCAATGAAGCTGTACGAGAAGGATCTTTTACCATCGCTCCTGTTCCGCACATAGCAGTCATTGTAGCTGAATCTTCCATCAACTGCATGATACCACCTCTACGTCCAGAGAATGGATCACGAATACCTGCCATATAACCTCTTAACTCATCATCACCACGTACTTTGATTTTTTGGATATTTGGCTCTTCCATAGATCCGATATATAAGATATCATATCTGTAAGATTCAGCAACCCCACCATCTGGATGAAGAATTTTGTTACGAACTTTATCATCGTACATTGGATCAACTTCCAACATAATATGAATGTTATTAGGAGCTCTCCATTCTGTGAATTGGAATCCTCCTTGAAATGCATTGTCGTGGAATTTAGAAGAAACTCCGCTGATTGCGTTTTGGTTGGTATTATCAAACATTGATTTCCATCCAGAAGCAGCAGCTGTAGCAGCTCTATTAAATTGAGCAGCTCCTCTTTCTCCAGTACGCAACATGAATTTTCTTTCACTGAAATCCAATTTACCTTCTGATAATTCAGAAAGAACATCTTCTAAAAGACGCATTGAGAAACGGTTGTAAGAAATAGTATTAGATACTTCCATTTGCTCACGAATACCAGAACCTGCTTTGATTTCAATGTTAGAAGCTCCTTTATTCAAGAAACGACCATTTTCATCACGATTAGTTTTTCCGAACATTATGGTACGAGATTTAATACGTGACAATGCTTTTTCAAACTGCCAGTAAACCTCTTGCATCCAAGTTGTTGATTTGTGAACTTTTCCAGTATTTGGGTCACGAGTTTCGATACCTGCAAAATATACTGGCTCTACTTTAACATCAATCATAGCTCCAGAAACTTTATGTTCCATACGAAGTGTAGAGATTGAATTTCTCATTAAATAAGGAGAAGTAAATTGAATACCAGCACCTCTTGTAGAAAGCTCGTCTTCTGTGTAAGCAGACTCAATACTGAATCTGTTTCCAGGTAAAAGTTCATCTCCAGGAATACCAGCTAGTGATTCTTGACCACCCCAAGCTTCGCAAGGATAAACATAATTTGAACCTTCTTCAAATGGCTCATCTGTAATTCTAATTTGATATACATCTGGACGTGGTCCAGCAATAACATGCATTGCAGTAAACCATTTTTCAGCGAATACCAATTCAAATTTACTACGAGCAATACCTACACCTACTGTGTTGGTATCTACAACTGCACCAAATGCTCTAGCTTCAACAAGAGGAATATTTCTCTCGTCAGAACCTACAACTTTCCATACGAAGTCATCTGCTGTATTTAATACTTTCTCAGGGAACAAAGACAAAGTAGTATCTAAGTTTTTCATTCCTGAACTTTGAAGTAACACAGTTGTTAACGGTGATACTAATTGTGGTTGAGATCCGAAGATAGCCCCAATGTGATTTTTTAGCGTCAAGCCAGACCAAGCTTTACCTTTGGTCATTACAAACTTCCCTAAAGACATAGTTTTTTTGTTTTAATTATTAATATTGTTTTTGTTTAGAAGACAAGTTCTGAACCAATTCCGCCGTAGCTTGGTGGATCTTGAAGATAATCAGGAGTTCCGTTATCTTCGAATCTAGTTTTTCTAAGCACTTTTTCTAAATTTTTTACAGCTTTAGAAGTTACTGTTTTTGATATGCCTGATAAATCAGAAAAACCATTTGTTAATTCGTAAAGGTAATACATCTTAGTATCAAACTCAATAGGATTAACAGACCTGCTTTGCATAAATTTATTTTGCATTTCGCCAGTAGTTGGATTTTTAGAAACAACTTCTGTCATACTTTTAAAGACTCTATCTTGTAGAGCTTTAGTATTTGGTAAACCAGTGATGACTTCTTTAGAACTGTAGATAGTATTTTTAATTGCATTGTTAATACTTTCTTGTTCTGCAGCTTGCTCGGCTAGTTGTTGTGTATATCGAACTCTTTCTTGTTGTTCTGATCTAGCTTCAAATTCTTTTAAACTTTGAGCTGATTCAAGAGCATCCTCTATAACCATGTCTTCACCTAAGTCAATTGTCTTCCTTAGTAATTTTGTAGCTCTTTCTTCTGAAAGACCTTGATTGATATAATCTCTAAAAATAATATCCTTAGCTACATCAAGATTATCTTTTAAATAATCTTCATCTATACTAGATAACTCTAATTGAGTTCTTCTAGATACAGCAATCTTATTAAGGTCTAAGTTTTGTAAATACTCTTCAAGTCGTTGTTCTGCCTGCAGATCAATTTCTTTTTTAAGTGCCCCTACAAAATCTTCAGAAGTCTTAATATTTTCAGAAGACTCTAACGAAGGAATGATTCCTTGTTCAAATAGAACGTTTGAGATGGAAGAATACAGGTTGGGAGAAGAATCTACATCGGATTCATCCTCTTCGTTATTTTCGTCTTCTTCCCCACCTACGCTCTCTGGATTTTCTTCCTCGACAGGGTTATTATTTATTTCGTTATCTTCACCTTCGACACTATTGTCTGATGGCTCATTCTCGAAATTTTCTTCATAGTTATTATAGTCTAAATTCAGCTCCATTCCAGAACCGAATATATCCATTGATTCGTTTTCTACTTCCATTATTCTCCCCTTTTAATTTATAAAGTACAAAT